TTGCTCTTTAAGCGCTAATTTCTTTCTACGTATATCTCTATCGTCGTCTACATCTTCGTCGTAAGAGAATGTATCTTCCATAAGGAAGTTAATTTCTTCTGCATTTAAATGAGGTTTTGTTTGTTTGTAATACTCGTGCAACAAACTAGTATCATCTAATTTACCATAATCTTGGTTAAGTTTAACATAGTCACTTAAATCCCCACCAGTTTCATCCATAAAGTTCATTAACTTTTGGATATTTTCTGGTAATGGTTTTCCAGTAGCTTCAGCTTCCGCTATAGCTTCTTCAACTTGTTCTTCAACCTCTTCAACTTCTTCTTCAGTAATTTCTTCTAATACTGGAGTTTCTTGTGTTTCAGCTTCCGGTTGTACTTTTTCTTGTTCTTGTGGGGCATCGGCATTTTCAGCGCCTGCAACCACTCCGCTGTTGTCAGCGTCACTTTCTTTAACTTCATCTTTTTCTGGTGCTGGGGGTTTACTTAAATCTACCTTTATAACGTTATCGTCACCCGCAGACTCAAATTTACTTTCATCAACTTGTTCAGTTGTTTTTTGTGTAATCTCTTCGACTACTTTTTCATTTTCTTCTTCCATAATATAATATAATAATAATTAATAATTCTAACTACTTAAATTGAACCCGCTACCTAGTATATCATTACCTGCGGACTCAAAGTTTTTAGGTGGTTTTTTAGCATTTCTTTGTTCAATCATCTCGCTTTGTTGAGTTGCTTGTATTTTTGTTCTTTGGTCTTTGCGGTTTTCTTTTTGATTTTCTCTATTCACAACACTGCTAACCTCTGCATTCTTTAACTGCATGCTGTATTTGAATTCTAGCCCCATCAACTGTTTTTTTAACCCAGCTTCTTGCTGCATTTTTTGCGTATCTATCTGTGCTTTTAACTTTTCTAACTCAACTTTACTAGCGTTTAATGCTTTATCTTTTTGCATTTCCATTTGCGAAGCAGCTTGTGCGGCTTTTGCGTTTGAATCAGCCTGAGCTTGTATATTCTCCATTTGAAGTTGTCGATCTTTTTGCTCTTTCTTTTTTCTACGTATTTTAAGTAAAGAGTTTGCTAACTTAATGTTTCTTATTTCTCTAAGATCAATAGCGTCTTCTAACTCTATGCTTTTTTGCTGAAGAGCCATTTGAATATTATTTTCAAGAGCGGCTTTTTCTTCTTCGTCTGGTTGTAATTCTATGAATATACCAAAGTCATAAAGATATAGCTCGGACATTTCTTCTAGCGTAGCCACGTTATGCGCCCCAATTGCTTGTATAAAAGCATCTTTTGTTGGAGAGTATTCTATAATATCAGATATCCTAAGAGATAAACACTCTGCGGTTTCTGCTGTTAAAAACAATCCAGCTTGTAATATATGTCTAGTGGCTGTATTGGAATTTGCTGCTGCTAACTTCTGCACTCCAACTAAAGCGTTTTTTTCAGGAGTGCTTCCGTCTCTAGCTTCGTTAAGCCCAGTTACATCCCTTATCATTTGCATGTAGTAGTTGTAATTACCTATAAGAGCTTGCATTTTACCACCACCACTACCACTTGTTATTTCTTGAATAGGTACTTTTCCTGGGTTCATATCACCTTCTGAAGTAAAGCTTCGCCCAATAACAGAACCTGTTTGGAAAAACATATTTAGTGCTTCTTGTGGATTGTAATTAGTACCATTTCCTAAATCTATTTCAGCTAAACCATCCGCATCTAAATAAACCCCATCAGGAACCATTCTAGATAAAACTTGTTGTAGTTTAAGGTGTGTTAGTTGAATCATATCAGCAAAAGACGTTATGCGCTTTACCAACGAATCAATCCTACCATTATACATTCTAGGAGCAACTATAGAGTAATTCATCTTTACTTTAGTGAAATCACTTTTAGGCCTCATCATGTTCTTAGCCATTTCCCACTTAAGCAGTTTATCTGTACCGAGTATTACAGCTCCTTCGTAAAGACACTCTATGGATCTTAGCATTCTACCATAACCACCTTCTTTATCTTCTGGTGGATTGTATTGATCATCTCTTGGTATAATCTTATCCCCACCTGTAGCTGTTTCTTTAACCTTGTAAACCTCGTTCATGTATGTCTTATAGTTAAAATATAAAACTTGAATAGTGTTATTGTCTTCTTTACTGTATGAGTGTGTAGAGTTATAATTAGATCTATTAGTAGACTTATTTTTTATTATGTCTTCAAGGTCTTCTTCTGATAAATGAGGAAATTGTTTAGCTAACTCGTTTACTGGTATAGTTTTAACCTCGCCAACGTAGTATATGTCTTCAAAATAAGGAGAGTCAGTATATGAGTATACTAAGTTAGCTGGATCAACATAATCTACAACAGCACCTTCAGACGTATTAAACGAGGTTTTAACAGCGCCAATACCTAAAACGGTTAAATCATGGTAAAACCTTTTCTTTATTAATTCGTAATTACTGCCATTAAACAGTACGTTTAACGCTTGCTCTTCAGCCAGCTCAACATTTTGTTTGTAGGATAATTGCATATGTATACCTAGCTCCTCTTGTGATTGGGGTAGCTCCTCCATGTCACTTCGTCTAGTGTCTATATTAAATCTTCGCTCAGCATCTTGATCAAATTCTTGCATCTGCATATCACCTAGAACTCTCTCCATATAGTCAGTTCGTTTTTCAACGCCATTAGGTGATTGTGAGAAGGCCTTTATATCATACATTCTTTCGGCAATACCATTAACCACGATGTCTACAAATTTAGATATTATAGGGATTGGTTTCCAATCTAAATTAAGATAGGACAAATCACCGTTTATCGATAACTCATCCTTATACTTTTGAATAGACTGTTCGCCTCTGGCGTACAACCTTAAATTATGAAAATCATTGTGGTTAGACTTGTATTTATTAGAACCTTGGTTGTTGTTAAACCACTCTTGTTCAATTGCTTTACCTACCTTTAAACCATACTCATAGCTTAGCTTTTCAGCATCACTTACGGTTTGACTTGGAAAATAACTTTTAATGCCAGACTCTGCCATATTTATTACTTGATTATTTGTGAATTATTTCCAGTGTTTGTATATCTGGAAACCGTTATGTTTAGTTTTGGTTTTTCAACCTTTGCATTAGGCGCATACAAATGCCTGTTATTAGCCATTATAGCTAAACCAGAACTTATAGACGCATCGTGCTTTGTTCTTTTATTTATATCAAACTTAGTCCAATCATTTAAAAGCTCGTTAAAATAGCAATCTCCGAGAGTTCCGTCCTGCTTGATGCCTACGTGATCTTGAATATACATTTCGATTGCGGCAGCATGTGCTTGCTTTATATCTTCGCTTGAATTTGGTATTCCACCTACTTCTTTTTCCGCCACAGATAGTTTGTTCCATATTTTATCAGGCCTATTCATGCTAAACCCTCTATATCCTCTTCGTCTTAAATAATACAAAAGACGTGGTTTATTGTTCTCTGCTAATATTGGCATCCCATAAAAAACTAATGCCATTAGAACATCTTCAAAGAACATTTCTGCAGTTGGTGGTCGAGATAAGTATTCTAAAAAAAAACTGTTAGCAGGAGCATCTTCCATTGAAAATCTAGTTAAACCGTGTAAAGCCCCTTTAGATCCAACTCCATCTACTGTTCCCGATATATCGTAACTATCACAACCAAAAGCCCCCATGTGTTCATTACCAGGATGTTTTACTCCATTTTTTAATACAACGTTATTTTGTAGCTGCTGAGGTGGAACCCAACTTACTTTAAACCTACCCTTAGCGTCTGGATAAAATATAACTTGTGAGTCTTTAACACCGTTAACCCATTGGAAATTACCTTGAGTAACCCCTAATGTTCTAGACATTTCTTCGTTGTAATCTATTTGCTCGTAAAGCTTAACCAAGTTAAATATACTTCCCTTGGTTTCATCTCTAAATGCGTGTTCTGTTGTTCTTGGAAACTGACGGTAGAATTCATTTAAACCATCTGAATCATCTTTTAAACCATCTACCTCGTTTTGCCAGTTATCTATTACGCCTACATCTATTAGTTCACCACTTGGGTCGAACCTATCGACATCAGGAGTAGTGAAAACTGGAACTCCGTACTCATCAATAAATCCTTCGTAGTTCCATTCCATTGGGATAAACAAAGAG